TTCGTTTTCATTACACCCTGGGCACTTCCAAGATTTAGGCACTACCTCAATAGGCACTGCTTTGTCTTCATTGACGGTCACATCGACTGCAACCTTAGGAGGTGCGGTCATCGGAGCGTACGCTGCGAAAGCAGCGAGACCTGCAACTCCTAGAATTGGCAAAATCATAGTTTTCATGTAACGACAAGCATACACTATCATACTTTCTTAAGGTTGTCAAGCCCTAAATACGAAAGTATCTTATTTATACAGATGAATCTTGTATTGAGACCATTACATGATGTTAACGACGTGACATGGAGCATCATCTGGAGTCTAGTAATTCTACTCGGTGGAGTAGCGTATTACATATATACCATAATGACATTAGCATATAAGGAGTTAGAAGATGGGAGCAATGACACCGCCCAGCAGGAAGAGTTGTTACAACTTCCGAGTGATAGAAATCAACAGAGTCCTTGATGGGGATACAATTGATGTCACGATTGACTTGGGTTTTGACCTCTACAAAAAAGAGAGGGTCAGAGTTGCAGGAGTAGATACACCAGAGAAACGAACACGCGACCTTGAAGAGAAGGCATTGGGTTATGACGCAACCAACTGGCTCAAAGAAAAACTGGAAGGTGCTGTGGTTGGTGACGATGATCTTATTATCCGCACTGAACTTGTTGGTGGCGTCGGCAAATATGGCCGTCTTCTTGGTTGGTTATACATTGGGGACGGAGATGTGTCCCTCAACGAACAAATGATTGAAGAGGGTTATGCTTGGGCATACGATGGCGGCACTAAGCAAAAAAACTTTGAGGAGTTGAGAGAAATTCGTAGACAACATGGGACACTAATTTAACTAAATACAGATAGTTCTACTACATTGTTCAGATGAAAAAAGTCTTGTTGACTTTTGGAATGCTTCTGATGACCGCAAATGCAGCAAATGCAGGCGGACTTGTTACTAAACATGCTTCTTCAGTCCAACTGACTGTTGATGCTGCTCGCTCTACTGCTGTAAGAATCGGTGGTAGTTATTCTGCTGCTGGTTCTAACATCACGGCGGGCACGATGGGTGGTGCTACCTCTGGTGCTGGCACATACACTGTTACCACATCTGGACAAGATTGGTCTTTGACTGAATCGTATAACGCAGCAGATAGTATCCCTGCCGCTGCTGTTAGCACAGGTGATGTTCCTAACTTCGGCAACCTTACTTCTTATGCGGCTGGATCTGCTGGCACTCTAGCTGGCACGATTGACAGAAGTCATGCTATTGGACTGACTGCTGGTGGCGCTGGCACATCTGCAACGGGACAATTCGTTACGGAAATCACTGTTATCGACTAATACTATATAATCATGAAAAGATTACTTTTCGTGGCATTATTACTGGGATCTCCTGCTATGGCGGTCCCAGTGGTCCCTAACTTCACACAGGGGTCGATGACAAGCCACACAGAGACGACACAAAAAATTACAGAAACCATCAACTCGATGGACTATAACACAGGGTATCAATACTCTGTGACAGGTAGTGGAATTACAGCATCAGGTAATCTTTCTCCTGGCACTGGAAGTAACAATGTAACTATTGATGGAGTAACATCATCATGGACTGGAATAACAAGCAAACCAACATTCACACAGACAACACCAGGAGCAGCGTTTCAATTCACAGAAACGTATTCAGGTCCTGGTTTAAGCACACAAACAATCATTCAAAGAACAACAGAAGTTACAAGCGTAACCGACACTACAAGTATCTTCTCCCAGTAATTATCAGTGCGCTCATTCCTCAAGAAGCACTCGCGAATGTTGGTGGTGTTAGTGCTACTGCGGCTCCTGTCGCCAATAGTTCTGGCTCTGTTACTAACCAAGCCATTCAGGTTCTTCAAGGTCCCTACATCACCAACACCTACGGTAACGGAATCCAGTGTCAAGGTGCAACTAGAAACTTCACACCATATGTAACTGGTAGTGCTTCTGCTACTAAACCATATGAGCCATATTATAATGACCCAGTATATGATATGAGAGATTTGGATGAAGATGGAGCACCAGATAATCCTGGTGATGTTTTGTATACTGTCCCTGTAAGGACAGGACAAAAAGATAACTACAACTTAGGCGTTGGTTTCTCTATCACATGGTCAACACCATTAGATAAGAAAGCACAAGAATTGTGTAAGGAAGCAGCACGAGCAAATATTGCTTTGATGCAACAAACGAATGCCAATAAAAGATTAGACTTTGAGATTGCGAGACTCAAAAATTGTGGTGAGTTAATGAAGGCTGGGATTATGTTTAAGCCTGGGACAAAGTATGCTGCAGTGTGTGCAGATGTCGTGGTAATGAATAAGAATGCTATCGCACCACACATTCACTCTATCCCTTCTTCCTCTTCCTCCTTGGAAAAACAGAGCGCAGTGCCTTCACAGCCTGGTTCATCTGACGCTGCTCTGCTCGGCGCTCCCCTGCAGAGAGGATTGGGGGAGTCTTACCCCGCAAGGCAGCAATCTTCTTCATCACTTTCTTCACGGCAGGTTTCACCGCTTTTAACAGAAGGTCAGCAAGAGGTTTTGCAAGCAGTGCCGAAGCAGTAGCAATAACAGCAACGCCTCCAACTTGTACAACTTGCCCACCACTAGGAAGTCCCGCTACTATCTGTTGAGGTAGTGGGACTTTTTCTGTTATCTGAACACACTCGTTACCTTTCAATTCATAGGCAACAACCTTCTTTCTAAATCCTTCAACAAATGTACCAACAGGTTCCTTTGCCTGCTGTGCTGGTGTAGGACAATCTACCTTGGCAGTAGCAGGAGGAATTTTAGGTGTCGGCAACTGTGGTGTTTCAGGAGTTTTAGGTTTCTCTTTTGCTCCAGTATCTACACCAGCAGGATATGTTGGGACTATCTGCTCAGGTTCATACTGAATAGGATTAAAACTAGGGACGCCAGAATCGCAGTACGTAACCAGTCCTCTTTCGTCATCTTGACCTACTGTTTTAGATTTACTATTGGATTCATGTGCCTCTACACATCCAGGTACATCAACAATAGGCACACCAATATTTACCACTACAGGAGGTGCTAGTGGGACTGATTGGGAGGTTGTTTCAAAAACATTTATAACTGGAGGAATATCTAACTCTCGTATTCCAATATTATTTGTTTGAATATCAGGAATTTCTGGCATCAGTCATCTGTAAACAAATTCACTACGGCACTAATAGCGGCATGAAAAGCAACATACAAGAAAAATGTATTGTCAGCATCTTTCTTTTTCGCTCTTTTACTTGGAGATACAACCATAATAACCTCAAGTTAATATAATACTATTTAACCACTTTCATCAAATTCTCAGCAATCATTGAATACTTGTCCAACTTGCGACCCTGCTTCAGATCCAATCTTCTGTCCTAGGAGTAATGCCCAACCACCTGCTAACCATCCAACGTAAGGAATGCTAGCGACAGCAGGGACAGCAACACCTGCAGCGATTGCACTACCTGCCATTGCACCTTGTGACCGTGCTCCAGCGTCCGCCACTAAACACTCTACTTCTTTTGCAGACTTTCCCTCGGCGTCTGCAGCGCCACCCCCTAGGTTTCTAGCACCCTCTCTGGTGTATTGGTCACGACGATACTCATCACGATTGGTAGTGCCACCACCAAATAGACCTCTCTTCTCTTGATTCAAATGTAAGGATTTTTCAGACTCTAAAACTTTAGGGTCATCAGCACGAAACTCAATCTCATATCCATCCTTGCCAGCTTTAATTCTGTAAGATGAGTATGGACCATGTGGAATATTGAATGCTGGTGGTTGATGAATCTTCTCTTGTGGTCTCAATACATATCCCAGGAGTCCAATATGAGAAACACCAACAAGACCAAGTAATGCCCATCCAATAGTCTTTATTGGCAATGTTTTCTTTGTTGGTGTTTTAGTTGTCATTTTTAGAAGGGGATAGCAGGACCAGTTGTAGAAGGTACCTCAGGCATCTCTGGCATGGCATTGTCTAAAAGACCAGGCAGAGCACCAGTAATACCTTCAGTAATAATTTCCGTGAGGCGTTCTTGTGCTTGTGCTTTCCATGCTTCTTGGTTCATAAGCACATAAGCACCACCGCCGATCAAACCAAGAGAGGTAAGACCAGACAGCAGTGCTACAACGTTAATCAGTTTTTGCATCTTTCTTTGGCTCAATAGCGGAAACAACTTCTGGCTCTTTCTTCGCTACTACTTTACCATTACCATTACCACCACCTGCTTTAGCAGGAGACAGTCCAAACGCAGCTAACGATCCAGAGAAGACCGAGGCAATGAAGGTAGGGTCAAAGTCTAGAATCTTTTGACCATTGGGAAGTCTAACGTAACTAAAGGTTAGGAGAGAAGCGGACCAAATAAGTACAACAACTTTCACCAAATTACCAAGGACTTCACTTTTATCTTCATGCTGGTCGTCTTTCTCTTCTACCTTTGCTTTGGATTTACCGAGCATAGGTATAGGAGTAAGGCTCTTCTATTTAGGCATATAGTTATTTTCCTGTAGCCACTTTTTAGTCAAAGGTGTTGGAGGATAAACTTTCCACATCTCGCCTGCTGCACATGCTGCCAGAGCATCCTGTGTCATATTTTCTGTACGTCCTGCCCATCCTGCTTCTGCTTCCCAAGGTACAGCAGACTTTGGATAGGTGCGCTCTGCCATCACACGCCAGATCATAGGCACATCTTCTTCAGGATGGATGATAGCAATCAAACTATTCTTGATACTACCTGCCATACAATCTTGTGCAGCGTGCCATCCTTCATGACGCATCACCATCATCAGCGTGCCAGGGTTGTCCATGTATTCCTTGTTGAGGAAGAAGTTATTACCCACAGTATGATACACACCACGGTGCATAGGTGGGAAATACTTTGAGTCTGCTAGAAACACCCTAACTCCGACCTGATTAAGGGAAGAAAGCATGTGGTTGAACTCCGCAGCAACAGGAGTATAAGACTCAGTATTGGGATACTGACTAGAAATATCCAAAAGACTAAAGACTTCTTCGACTCCATCGGTGCATTCCCTAAGTAACATACAACCCATGGAATCCATAGAATTGTATCCTTTAATGTGACCAGATGCATGGTCTGCCATTGCTGGACTTCCCATGAGCATCAAAGCCAATAGTAGTTTTTTCATATCATTTATTAAACATTTGAATATAGTATTCTGCATCAACTACAACCAAAGGTTTTTTACCATTCTTTTTGATAACAACTATCGGCTCATAGTCTCCACAGTTAGCAGCAGATTGCTCGTAGGCATCCCAGATATTGAGTTTCTCTACATTCTTACATTCTATACTATGAGGAAACTTTTGTCTAGCTGCCCGTGCCATGATGAGGTCTTCACCACCAGCACCCATGCTGCGTGACTCAATATCTTCGGGGTGGACATTCAGTTTTTCAATCAACTGCTCTCTCACCCACTGCTGCAATCTTCTTCCTTTTGCTTTCGCAGATTGCGGTCGCATAAAAAAATACCCCCATCACTGGAGGTATTTATAGGTTACATCAATGGGTCGTCCCACGGGTCAGGTATTTGTATCTTAGTGCTTGGAGGTGCCACGCTTGTGCCAGACTCTTCGGTCCCTCCCTCAACAAACGGAGCTCTAATTCTGAGAGTGGGAAGGTTGGGCACGCTAGAAGGTCCCTCTTCCACGATTGGTTGTCTGTTGCGCTCATCTTCCTCTTCCCATATCTTACCAATGTATTTTACTTGTTGATCTATCCGATGCTTGGTTTGCAATTCTTTACCTTCCCAATACCATTTTTCTACAAAAGAAAATAAATGCTCCAACACTGTTCTAAGAGGTGGTTGCTTTTTTGCAATCCACCTCTTAATTTTCTGTAAGGTAGTCTCCTTTTCTTTATCGAAGACTACCTCAAACTCATAGTTGAAATCCTGCGAAGGTATCTTTTTTGACATCTTGTTTAATACCACCAATTACATATGATTCCACCTCTGTCTCTTGAGGAGCGACTTGTAGACCCTTAGAGGACAGCCAGTGCTGCGTCCAGGGTAGGGGGTTGTTAGACATGGGAGTGTCGAAAACTGGTTTGAGACCGATTGCTCTCATGCGACGGTTAGCAATATACTCAACATAGGAGCTGAGTAGTTTTTCATTGAGACCGATGATGCTACCATCTTTGAAGAGATATTCCGCCCACTTCTTCTCTTCATCAACAGTGCGCTTGAATTGCTCTACCGTCCACTGCTCTTCTTCCTTAGCGATTTTAAGGATGTCAGGGTCGTCCCCATCACGCCATTTGTTGATGATGTTTTGAGTAAGGACAAGATGCTGGCTTTCGTCTCGGGCGATGAGAGAGATAATTTTAGCGGATCCCTCCATAATTTTGAGCTCACCAAACGCAAACGAGCAAGCAAAAGAGACATAGAATCTGATTCCTTCCAGGATGTTGACATTGACGACTGCCTTGTAGAGTTTCCTTTTGAGCTCATAGAGTTGCTCTTCAGCATAGTATACACCTTCTTGAGCGTGCTGCCAGTCATTACTGTTACCGTATTGCTGTGCTGCACGGATGAAGTCGTCGTATGCTTGAGTAACGCTCTTCGCTCTCTCCATAATGTTAGCATCATCTAGGATGGTGTCAAACACTTCGGTGGGGTCAGAGTAGACATTCTTAATAATATATGTATACGAGCGGGAGTGAATCATCTCCATCATCTCCCATACAGTCATAGCCCCCTCAAGTTCGGGTAGGCTAACGTAAGGGATAAAAGCCATCCCAGGACCACGCCCTTGTACAGAATCCAACATGATTTGGTATTTAAGATTCGACGTGTAGATATGCTTCTGCTCGGGGCGTAGTTGTGCATAGTCTGCTCTGTCCTTTTGAAGGGAAACCTCTTCAGGTCTCCAGAAGTAACCTAGTTGCTGTTGAGTAAGTTTCTCAAAGACAGGATACTTAAAATTGTCGTAACGTTGGACTCCAAGAGGAGCACCGAAAAACATAGGTTGTTTTTTTGTGTTGACATGATTCGGATTGAATACCGTCATGCCATCTACTTTAGGTTTGTCTTCTGAGTTTAACTTAAATTTTGCAACTGTCACAATCTTCCTCCTCTGGTGCTCCGTCTAGGATTGAGTTTAGTAAATTTTCTACTGATTTTTTCTTATCGGTTTCGTCCTCGTCTGCGTCCTTTTTAATATCATATGTATTCTGATAGTAAGAGGTCTTCCATCCATACTTGTAAGTATTCAGGAAATCTTCTGCCATAACAGAAACTGGGACTTCATTGTCTGGATAGTTTTCTGGATTGTAACTCCAGTTACCACTAATCGCCTGGTCAAAGAATTTTTGCATCACAGCAACAATATTAATATAACCATGATTAGACTCCATGTCCCAAAGTAACGTATATACGTTTTTAAGAGTTGTATATTGAGGGACAATCTGCTTGAGGACTCCCTTCTTTGACTTCTTAATGGACAGGAAGGCACGGGGTGGCTCGATTCCGTTGGTTGCATTTGACACAACGGAACTGCTCTCTGAAGGCATCTGTGCGGACAGTGTGCTGTTTCGGAGACCGTGCTCTGTGATAGATGCCCTAAGACTATCCCAATCATACTTCAAATCATTCCTTACGATATCATCGACATCCTTCTTGTATGTATCAATCGGAAGAATTCCATCAGAATACTTCGTGCGATGAAAGTATCCACAAGCACCTTTCTCTTTCGCCAACGTGTTGGAAGACTTGAGAAGATAGTATTGGAATGCTTCCGTCAGGTCATGGACCATCTGTGCTGCTGCTCTCTCAGAATACTTGAGACCATTCTTCGCAAGGAAGTGAGCGAGACCAATATAACCGATGCCCAATGAGCGACGATTCTTAGTAGAGGTCTCTGCAGCAAGGACAGGATAGTGCTGATAATCAATCAACTCGTCAAGTGCCCTCACTGAGAGGTCACACAACTCTTCCATCTCATCAAAGTTTTTAATCTTACCTACGTTGATAGCAGACAAGATACACAAAGCAATCTCACCCTCAGGGTCATCAATGTGCTGAAGGGGATTGGTAGGCAGGGTAATCTCCTGACACAGGTTGGACATATTTACCTTGTCCTTGAATGAGGAGTGCTCATTGCAGTGGTCAAGATTCATAATATACATCCGACCAGTCTCTGCCCTCTCCTTCAGAAGGTCCAGAATAAGCTCCTGGGCACCAATTGCCTTTTGAGGAATATCTGGGTCACCCTCGTAAGCTCGATATAGATTATCAAATCCAGGAGTACCAAAAGCATCATACAGACCTGGCACGTCGTGCGGACTGAAGAGAGTAATGTGCTCGTTTTTGATGAATCTCTCATAGAAGAGTTTAGAAATCTGAATACTATAATCTAGTTTTCGGACACGATTATCTTCAGACCCTTTGTTATTCTTAAGGACTAGAATGTCTTCGATTTCTTTGTGCCAGATTGGGAAGTGGACAGTCGCGCTTCCGCCTCGTATGCCATTTTGAGTGCAGCATCTGACAGTTGCCTCAAACTTTTTGAGGAATGGAATAACACCTGTGTGTGCAACTTCTCCGCCTCGGATTTTACTGTTGATGCCACGGATTCTGCCTGCGTTGATACCGATGCCCGCCCTTTGTGCAACATATCTGCCGATAGCCATATCAGAACTAAAGATGCTATCGAGGGTGTCATCAGAATCAACAAGCACACAGCTAGCAAATTGTCGAAGTGCAGTTCGCACTCCCGCCAGGATAGGTGTGGGAACGTTGATTCGGTGCTTCGAGATTGCGTCGTAGTATCTTCGGACATAATTGAGTCTCGTCTCTTTTGGATACTCTGCGAAGATAGTAGCAGCAACCAGCATGTATGCATACTGGGGAGTTTCGTATAGAGACCCAGTGCTACGGTCCTGCACAAGGTATTTATCTACCACCTGGCGTAGACCAGCATAGGTAAACAAATAATCACGATGGTGGTCAATCCAAGAATTTAGTTTAGACCACTCTTCGTCAGAATATTTAGTTGCGAGCTCCTTGTCGTAGATACCTTTTGTAATACCTTCACATAGATGTGCTCCAAGGGTAGGGAATCCATGCTTCCAGTCACCACCAAAGACTTGTTTATACAGACCAAACAGAAGCAGACGAGCAGCAACAAATTGATAGTTAGGATTCTCTAGGTCGATAAGGTCACTAGCAGAGCGGACAAGAATCTCTTGAATCTCTGCGGTGGTAATACCATCATAAAATTGGATACCCGATTGAATCTCTACTTGCGACGGAGACACCCCTGCAAGACCCTCACAGGCGCATTCGACCATCGTATGAATCTTGTCTAGGTTAATCGACTCTTGGGACCCGTCACGCTTTTTTACTTTGATACCGTTGCTCATATTTTCTTCCATTCGTTAAACTTTAGTTTTGCTTCTAAGCCTTGGTAGGTGCTACATTCTACCATACGTTGGACATCACGTCCACCTAGGACCATATCATTAATATCTTTCTCCTTAACATTTGGTTGCCAAATGACAATCTTCTCACCTTGATTAATCGTTGCTTCATATCTCTGCACGATTTGTTTGTTTCTTGGCTCGTTGTCATAGATAAACACACGGTCCTTATATATGTCTTTGTCGAGCGTAACATCTGCACCACACATCGCAATGGCATTAGACAAGAAAAGAGAGTCGATTGGACCCTCTGTTACATAGATGGTGCTATCAAATTGTATGCGCTCTAGACCATATAGTTTCGGATAGCGTTTATCGAGAATGGTTGTAATGTATCGAAGCTTGGAATTCTTGTCCAGTGACCTGCCTTGGTATCCATATAATTTCCCTGACTGGGATAGCAGCGGTAAAACAATTCTTGCTTCCTTAAAGTTATTTCCGTTATCTTCCCAGGCATTGAAATCTTCTGTGTAATAGATTCCAGAGAAATGAGTCTCTGGTATTTGGCGTTGAAGAAGATATGCTTTTGCTGGATGTGAAGTATTTAGGTCTGAGATTTTTTCTAGAGAATCTAAAACTGTAGTGGTTGTTTCTTTCTCTTTGAAGACTGGAGTCTTAAACTCAAACTTAGGGTTTGCTACTCTCCGACCTTTGCCAGTCGTGCCTTCTTTGTATCTCTCCATAATGTATTGGTCATACAAACCAACACTGATATCCTGCAGAAACTTAGCAAAACTTTTACTCACACCACAGTTATGACACTTATAGACATGACTGTCCTTATACTGAAACAGGTATCCACGCGACTTGTTTTTTCTCTTCTGAGAATCGCCGCAATATGGACACCTGAAATTGTATAAACTTTTTTTCTTTTGTGTGAAGTTTGTAAGTTGAGGAGAGACCAAACTAATATATTTGGAATCAATAAAACTCATGTTACAAAGTTAGAGGTCACTCCCTGTATGATAGCAGTGTTTGGTTTTGGTGTCAAGGACATTCCGATATTTGGAAGCACTTGTAGAATTGTCACAGCAGTGGTAAGGACAGCACCAGCCATCCAAATCCACTTTTGGTTTTCTTCTATCTTTTTGTTTTGGTCATGAAACTTAAGTTTCACTCCCTTATCAATGTCCTTAACTTCTTCTCTCAGATCCTCAATCATTTTGATGATGAGTTTATCCGTCCTTTCACTTTCCTCTAAGCGTCCTTCATGGCGCTCCAAGATAATAGCAATTCTATTGCTATTTTCCGAGATGGTCCCGACCGCTTTCTCAAGTTTGTCAAGCATCTCTTTGGAGAGATCTTCATAAATTCCCAGTTTACTTTCTAAAACTGCTAGTTTACCAAGACCGAATGCCATGTCTATACGTTGTATTGTGCAAACTGTAGAGCGTTAGCATAAGTCGTAGGATTCATGTTGAGAAGAGCACAGAATTTCTGTCTATTCTCATCGTTAAGACCTTCGTATGCTGATACGATTTTCTGTGCATCAAATGCACTCATGTTTTGGCTAGTGCCATCTTGGAATTTGACCTGAGCAAAATGTGTCTCAGCATCTCTACCATAACTACCTGCTTCCTGAGCAACCTTCATTGCCTGTGCAAATACGTCCGTTGCGTTAGGACCAATGTTTTCTGAAATCATTTCACCTTCGGGATTATAAGAATTTTTTTCAACTTGCTTGGTCGCTTTCTTCTGCTTCTCTGCTGCCTTCTTTCTGAAGTCATCAAGACGTGCTTTGACGAGGGTATTCATTTCACCCTGCTTGTCTTGCATTTTCTTCTTGGCATCCTGGCGCTTCTTCTGGAGCTCCTGTCTACCCTTAAGAGTTTTTTGCTGCTTGATTTGCTTTTGTGCTTTCTCTGTCGAAGACATTTCTGCCTCGCTTAGATTCACACCAGTATTCTCTTCAGACATTTTTCCTTTCCTTTTAGAACGATTAGTTAAGATACGGTTTACAAGTTTCCGAGCACTCTTCTTGCGTCCATCAATCTTTTCATCAGATTTTTTACGCTTAAGAAGGCTCTTCCTCTTTTTAGTATTAACGAAAACAAAAGCAGGGGGCAGAGCAAGACCACTGCCGTCTCCAGCCATCATTTCATTTAAATTAGTTTGAGACTCTTCAGACATTGGTCATCTATATCAGATTTATCTACGCCAAGCGGTAACCTATTTAGGTATTCCATAAATGCCTTCACCGTGCCCCAGTATTTTGACTCCACTTTATAGAATAGAAGTGGAGTAGCAGCATCGTTGAAGATGTTATACAACACAATAATATGGTTTAGAATCAAATGAGTTTTCAACTCTCCATGCATCTCGTAACGTCTGAGTAATCTTTTGATGTATTTGAATCTCTTCAAATCCTCCTCAAAATCATCATACGTTACGGATGCTGGATTGTTGTAATTTTGTATTGCAAAGAATAACCAATTATCATCATTCAATTCATTAATAATCATATCATATTATCATGCAAATGTTAAGCTCGCAGATGCTGAGGATACGGTTAGAGCACCACCATCATCGGAAACTCTGCAACGGAATTTATAACCATCATAGGTTGCCTTGTCAGCACCAGTGATAGTTAGAGTTGCTAGACCAGTGCCACTGTAGATGCCACCATCACTGAGGTTGGTCCAACGTGAGGATTGAGTAGCGGTCTGGACCTGCCACTGGAATCCAAGTGTGCCTGCACCACCAGATGCTGCAACAACGAATGTACCAGTGAATGGGTCTGCTGCTCCTGCAACGTCAGATGGGTCAGCGTCGATGCTGATTGCTGCAGGTGCTGCGTCTGCTGCTACTGCGTCGTCTGCCTGGTCACCAGCAGCTGCTGCGGTCTGAGAAATTGCAACTAGGCATTCCTGACCTCTATAGCGTAGAGTGCCGTCCGACTGCTCAACAGTATAATATGCCCACCAACCAGGAGAATTGAATCCTCTAGCGCGGTTAACTTCTAATTCTGCTTCAGTGTTATCAATGAAAATAATTTGTCTACCTGCAGTATCCATGTTTTCCAACGTGGTAGACCACGCTGGTTTGTCACCTGCAGAATCTGTCTTTCCCCATAGAGGCATGGTACAAATCTCCTAACGGTTGTTATATCTAAAGTATATTTATAAAAAAAGGGGCTTGCGCCCCCATGAATCACGCTTCATCGCGTGTCTTAATAGCTTCTGCTACCTTAGCAAACAATTCGTCATCTGCTGTGGTCTTAGTTAGTTTAACTGCTTTACCTACGATGAGAAGGCAGAGGTCAATGAGTTTGTCACCGAGTTCTGCATCATCGGGAATCTTAGCAACTGCTTGGTCTACGATTTTATACGCGAGTGGGAGTAGAAATGAGAGCATGGTATTAATCCATAATGAGCTCAACTATTTATTTCTTTTTATTCTTGTGCTTCCACGCAGTTGCATAAGCAATAGATTTTTCATCCTTAGTCAACTTGCCATCCTTAGCATATCCTTTTTTGATATGCTTGACCATGCGCTCATACTTAGCGCCAGGAGGTGCCTCCTCCTTGCTCAATACTTTTTTTCTTTCTTTTCCTCTTCCTTCTTCTCGCCTTTCTTCTTGATGTTACCAGGGTCACGGTCATCACTCTCAGGCATGACTTCAATCTTTGCCTTTGCTTCTGCAGCGAGTTGCCACATTTCTTTCATTGACTTCTTATTTTTCTTGCCACGGAGAATAGCAAAGTCGTGTCCGTCAATCTTACCATTCTTGTTAGCATCAATCTTATGCTGACCACCCTTGAGACCTTCTTCAATCTCAACTTCTTCTTTCTTGCAATCAGGCACTTGCTTGCCACCTTTCATCTTAGTGCCAGTTGCTTTGTAACCTTTCCAGCATGAAGGTTTGTTGGGGTCCATGCCAACATTCTTACGAGCCTGCTTAAGACCTTCTTCAATCTCAACTTCTTCCTTACGATTCTGCTTAGAAGAATTGCAATCTGCATCACCATGCTTAGGGCATGAAGTGCCAGCGCCACTATGGTTGCACGATGCTTCTTCAATCTGACCATAAGATGTCTGACCAGTCATGCCAGCAATCGCTCTCTCCATAATAAATTTGGAGAAATCATCATTAACCGTATCGTAAGGTTTCATTTCTTCGGCTTCCGTTTACTTTTATTTATAAATGTCTTGATTGTATCCTTGGCAGTTGTTGGATTTTCATCTTCACAACCGCAATGCTCGGTAACATCTTTCACCCAAGCACGAAACATCTCACCTTCTTCTGTGACAGCAATAACATAATTGATACCACGACGATGAATCTTACCTACCTGTCCATCAGCGTTTCTCACCCAGTCACCCTCGGAGAATACTTCACCGAGACGATAAGATTTCTGTTGGGACTGCTCAAAGATTTCTTTGAATGATTTCATAAACCCATTCCTTCTCGTACTTCCATCATCAATTGCATTTTTTCATTGTCGTCTAGTGTGTCTGCGATACCTTTTCTAAAAGACTTAAAGTCTCCGTCTTTGGCAGCAGCTCTCATCTTACTTGCAGACATACCAGAAGCACCATCTGCATCTGGGTCTCTCTCACCAGCAGAGACTACATCTAGATTTCTATATGTATATTCCACACCATTGTATTTATCCAATAGTGCTTTGTAACTAGGTATTCTATCAGACCCAGCAACTAGTGTCAAATCTGTATAAGTCCCTTGATACTCTTGTAATAATTTAATAATAGTATTCACATCCTTATTATAAATGATATGCGATGCATGAGTGGGAAACATCTTCTTCATATACTCCACCTTCTTATTAGATGGCAGAGGGTCTTTTGGTTTTTTATGAGTATGAGTAGGGTAGATAAAGTAGTCATCTCCCTTAGCAATCTTAGCAACTGCCTCAATGAGTTTCTTGTGTCCAATTGTAGGAGGATTAAATCTACCCCACGCTACTACTACTCTGCTCATTTATCTCCTGCTACCCAGTCTTTAGATACATTAAAGTTTGCAACACTGAATGACAATCTGTCTACTAACTTGACTGCATTCCTGTCTTCACTGATAGCAACGAATCCTTCTGGCGCTGTTATCTCATAACCATTATCTGTTTGTAGATATGTGCCAATCTTCTCACCCTTCTCCAGTTTACGGACAAAGAATGTCTTAGCATTCTGCAATGTTGTATATAGTCCAACTGCCTTAATCATCGCTGCTTCATTTGCTTCGATAAAATCTAGACCAGCATATAGTTTAGCAAGTTTAGTTGCCTTTGCCTTAGGTGTCTTCACTTTAGCAACTGCCTTCTGCACCTCACCTTCAAAATATTCTTTGAAGTTTCTAACAAACTGTTTAGCATTGTTTACCTTGCGTCCCTGTCTAACATAAGTATTAAAATAAATTTTCAATCTAGGTCCAACAGTCAACTGGTCATTTGCCTCAATCTGATCAGCAACCTCATCAAGGAATCCACCAGTTGCTCTCACTAATGCTCCACTGGCAGTTTTCATCCTCATAAGTTTCACTTTTTCTGCATCTGTAAGTAGGACATCCTTACCCAACTCATCAATCTCAGCAGAAAGCACAAGGACATCGGGACTGCTCTTCAATCTTTTAACATCATATCCAAAGGTAGCAGATAATGCTTCAATAGAATTTCCTCTATAAGTTGTGTGAAATACTACACCGATTTTTGCACGCTTTGCTTTTTCATATAAGTCACTATCTTCAGGGATGGAATATGTAATCGTATTGGGTTTGAAAGTGATACATCTTTTACCATCAATAGTTTCAAACTTCTTATCATCTGTGAATAACAAGTCACCTTGTGCTACACCATTGATACCTAGTTTAGGAAAATACTTTAAAGCATCTTTCAGTTTATCTACTAGACCAGGAGCATGACCGTGGTTTGCCTCAATATCTTCAGGTGTAGTGTTGACCTTTGCTTCCTTATTAAAAACAGACTTAGTGCCTACAAAGAATGTATCAGTGCCAGGATACTGACCACAGAAAATAGCAGGTGCTCCATCCCACTTAGTGGTGACCTTAAAATTCTTAGTTGGTTTACCAGAGAAAGTATTGGCAAGCAAGTCTAGAAACTTGAATGCGTCAACAGCACCCTGCTTGCCATCAAACAAGATACTATCCTCTAAGTGCTCTAGGTGTGTATTCTTGCTCATCAGTATAGTTTCCCGAAAGGTCCGAAGCGTTTGCCTTTTTTCTGAGCAAGGAAACTCATGTCCGTCATAAACATATTTTTCTTTTTCTCTGGCATACCGTGTAGCATGTTAAGAAATTGAATCTGCATCAATTTAGACTTAGCGACATGGGGAGCAGTGCCGAATACCATTCTAATATTATCGATGGCTTCCTCAGCACTACCGACATCAAAGTTTACATCCGACCTGAGTTTCTCGATGATTCTCCTGTAGTCATCCTCTTCCTTCATGAAACTCGTAACGTCATCTGGATACCGATTGTGGTCTCTCTCGAAGTTTACACCATAGTCTATCGTGAGCTTCCTCACCATGTCAACAGGTGCCTTACCCAATCTTGCAGCAGTTGCCCCAGTTGCTGTAGGCTCCCACTTCAGGTTTGACCCTTTCTTATTCGTAGAATCGTTTGCCTTAATCTGGAAGTTTAATGTATCAACGTTTGTCTCTACAAATACTCTGGAGTCTTGAGTATCAAAAGTCAACGACTTTCCTTTACCTTTGAGACCTAGTTTACACTCTTGTCTATCAACAGTGTAATACATTTTATCATACTCTTCAAACTGGTCTTCATTTACGTTGACTTCTTCCCAGCGAGCAATGTCTCCTGACACTTTTTTTAGTGACACACCAACAACAATCTTATGTTTGAATAATGTCCTGAGAATGGCATTCAATTCTTCCAAGGTTTGACTCAATCCACCATCAACCAATTCATTAATGACTCTGATAATCTGGCGTTGATTTTTAATCAACCAAACATCAGCAGGATTCCAATTATCTTTCTGTGAGATTTGATATTTTTCTCTTACTAAATCGGTAACCCATTTCATAAATCCACCATCACGCACAAACTCCGTGAATGATGCATCGGCATATTTTTCTATAATTGTTTTCGACTGCTTGTAATAATCATCCAACCACTCATCATCAAACTCTAGTCCAGATAGTTTCCAAATTCTTTGCAGTGCTTTGTATGCCTGAGTATCTTTACGGATATCATCTGCACTTCTATATCTTTTGTTATTTGCTAATACTCTTCTGAAGATATAGATAGACCCCCTTTCCTGTGCAGCAGTAGTCTTTGCGTCAGCTGCGCCGCTGCCAGTTTTCTTTGTAATTCTAAATGATACTTTTCTTACTGGGTTTCCCATCCTAAGCATATAGGATTCTTTACCACCAACAATAGCATTCTCGCCGCCAGGATGTTTCTCCCTAAGGTCTGCCATCATTGCATCATCTACATAAATGATATACACACCAGCAGCAGTCTTTGGCCAAGTGGTGCCAGACCCACTCTCAGGTCTACGCCAATTGTTACCACTAACAGAATCTAAGACTGCCTTTAGTTGTTTCTTGTATCCCGATGGTACTGGACTAAGTATCTGGGATACGGATACAGTTGCCTTTGCCATAAGAAAAAACCTCCCCTAGGTATTTAGGGAAGGTTATTAAGATAATCTTTTTCTGTTTGATAAGGATGCTTTTTACCAGACCATATCTGATATCCTTCAACTACATCTGGTATTAACCACTGGTCCACCCGATAGCAATACTTCCAGTTGGCAGGTTGAATACAATTCATCACGACAACTTGGAAGAATGCTACTAGGTGAATCCATAGACTATTCACGACTTCTATTTTTAATTACAATAAATGCATCTTTATTATATTTTTTTGTGCCTTTTACTGGTGCCCACTTGGTGCCATCACCTTCAATCTCATACACAGATGCACCACCAACCTGAAGGACAATATCGTCGTTTCTAACATCCCATCCAAGTTCTGCCACCAATTCACTGAGTGATTCTTGAGTCCACTTCATCGGTCGTCAGATGCACGATTCTCAGAGAAGTAGGGGTCAAAGGTGCCCTCGGGATAACGCTTCTCCAGTTTCTTAACGTTACCAGCAATCACATCATCAAAAGAAATTTCAAGTGCCATACATGCCTGAGCAACATACCACATGACATCACCCAACTCAATGATAAGATGCTCACGGTTACTTTCATTCCATGGTTTGCCTTGGAAAATCATCTTCTTAATGATTTCCAAAAACTCACCACCTTCAGCATTAAGCCCAACACCAGCAGTAAGAAGACGCTCAATATTGGCACCTTCTCTATCAAGCTCGCCAATGCGGTCAGCAAAATCAACAAAATTCGTAGAAGCATTGCTTGTAACTGCTGCCACAAATTCTTCATATCGAGAGAAATCAATCTTTCTTGTCATCGTAGTCGTCATACAATAAATTCTGTAAACTTAGTAAATTTGTTTTTGGTCTGAGGTTTCTCTTCCTCATACTCATATTCCTCATCAGCAATGGTGATAGAAGAATCTGGGACATCAACATTATACAGCTTCATCTTCGACCTGTCAACGCCGATGAGAAACTTCCTGTGGAATGATAAGTCGTTGTATCTATTCTTCAACTGCTTGACAAGAATGTGACCATCCTTCTCCAAATCCTCTGTAGAGATGAGAGCAAACATAAGGTCAGCAGTAGCTGGCAAGCCAAAGGACTCACTGGTATCAGTGAGATCGACATCAGAATTGCCATACCCACTCCGAGTAGTCTGGGTAGCAGATACAATCGGAAGATTGAATTCAACTGCCAATCCTCGTAATTCTTCTGCGATTGCTTTGACATAGGTGTAGGAGTTTACGATAGCTCCCTTGTATCTTGCAGAAGCACAGATATTTAGATAGTCAATAAAAATAATATCTGGTTTAAAAGACTTCTTCAGGGACAACTCATTAAGTAAAGACTTGAAGTGTCCAACGTGTGCAGATGCAGTAGGGTATTCTTTAATAATAAACCTACCCATCGTTTTACGTCCGATGTCTTTGATACGAGAAGTGAAGATAGTTTCTGGTAGTGATGCAATATCTCTGATATTTACATTGAGAAGGTTGGCGTCAACACGCTCAGCAATCTTCTCCTCTGACATCTCACATGTAATGTAGAGGACATTCTTACCCTGCTGCAATGCCTGAGCAGCACAGTGGCACATGAATAGAGACTTACCCACACCAGTGCCTGCCAGTGCCACATTGAGAGTCTTGTTAGGAAGACCACCCTTTGTAATCAGATTGAATTTCTCCAAGTCAAACGGCATCTTATCTTCTTCCAGATGGTAGAAGTCATAACGCTCTTCGACGTTTTCGATGTAGTCGTGACCGACGTGCTCATCGAACGATACTGCCAGGGCTTCTTGTAGGATGCTTGGTATCGCATCCTTTGAAACTTTCTTCTCTCCTCCATCAGCAATCTTGATCGATTCGAGTAGAGCGAGATAGATTGCTCTGTCCTTACACCACTTCTCTGTCGTGTCGAGTAACCAGTTGTATTCAACAGGGTCTGTATTAAGTGACTGAATCGTTTTAATAGCGTTTTGATACGTCTCATCATTAAGGTCTTTTCTATTTTGTAAATTGATAGTCAACACTTCTGCTGTTGGTAGCAAGTCATAGTTGCTAGCAAAATTCCATACCTCTTCGTAGATTACTTTCTCATGCTGCTCATCGAAGTAATCTGGTTTTACAAAGGGGACAACCTTCCTGTAAAACTGCTCGTTACACAGGAGGTTGCGTAGGATTGTTGTTTCAATTCTCTCACTCATCGCCGCTACCATACATAAATTCTTTCTTGGCACATTCGTCTAGTGCTTGCATCACTTCGGGGGTGAAATATTTTTCGGGATTAGCAAGTATAACAGAAGGATAAACGGAAGATTCCCCAACAACAATCCGATTACCCCTCCGCTGGAAGACTCCGTATTTCTCACCCAATTCCAATAGTCCGTAATACTTGTCAAGTCCGCGTGCGTCATAGAAGAGCCTCGTTTCAATCTGTGAGTTTTCCTTAGTGAATCGTGACTTCTGTGCCTTCACCTTGATAATGTTACCAACAATATCGGTGCCATCCTTCTCCTTCTTCTTAGACAAGAAGAGGATGCTAGATGCAGAATACTTCAGACCTGTGCCACCACCCATCTCTTTGGTTGGGACATAAGCACCAACAACTTCATATGTGTGGTTAGTAACGATAAGTGGGATGCTTGCCTGTCCGAGTTTGAGTGACAGGATACGGAAGATAGATTTGATAACCTGAGCACGAGTCATGTCACGAGTCTCTTTGCCAGCCGTAGCATCCTCCACTTCCTTGGAGGTGGACAGCATACCAAGAGAGTCTAGCACAAAGAGCAGAGGAGGTCTATCCTCTTTCTTGAGTTTCATATACTCGTCAACAACTTTAATGCTCTGAGTGCGAAACTCCTGCACGGTAGTGACAGGGACCAGACCGACACGCTTAACATCAATCTCACGAGTTGCCATCATGTCTTTAGAGATGGCAGACTCAGACTCAAAGTAGATTACCTGACCTTCAGGGTTTGCCTGAAGGAAACTCCTAACTACCGAGAGGGCGAAGAAGGTTTTACCTGTGCTGGATTCCCCTGCGAGTGCAGTGATTTTATTTGCTGGGAGACCACCAAAAATGCTCCCGCTACATAGAGCGTTGAGAATATAAGAACCAGTGTCCACATACGAATCACAATCCCCAGTGGAGACGCCTTCATCAACGACTGTCGCATATTCATTGTTTAACTCCTTAATAACGTTGTTAAGAAAACTCATAATACCTCAAAAGAAACTCATCAAATTGCCACGTTTTTCGTGCTGCCATCCAATAGATTCTAGCACATTTTTCAACGGTTCGAGAAAAGACTTCTCAAACTGTAGTTGGTAATCAACATACTTCTCAAGGTTAAATTCCTTAGGGAGTTGTTGGAAGAAAGAGATTACATTCTCGCCAATAGGATTGGGTGTCTTGAGATATAAGAATTTGATTTTCTCACCTTCCTGAATGACGGGATACTTATTCTCCACTTTGTTTCGGCGGACATAGTGATTGTAAAGGAGAGCACCTCTGACGTGGATAGGTGTGCCTTTAGCATAGATGTCAGTGCCATTACGATACTTATCAAGACCATTGACACCACGAGGAAAAGCGATGTCCATATAGTTTTGGTCGCGAGTATCTGTCTTGATTTCATCAATAAAATGAATGATATCATCATTCGTTTGCGTGACGATAATCTTGAATGCCTGATACAGTTTGTCACGAAAGTATGCAGGTGTAGATGACCTAGCAGTTTCAAGTCCCATGATTTTCATCTTGGGCTCAGAATATCGGACACCCTCGCTGTCCCACACGTTGAGAATGTATCGCTTCTTGGCAGTCCAGATACCACGGTCAGCGATATTCTCACGCTTCATTTTCATCTTTTGGTCATACGCCGCAAGGTAATTCGCCAGCTCCTGATATGACGATTCGATAAATGGCTCCAGTTTCTCTTGGCAGATCTTGTCAAGTATTCCCACAATCGCTGCTTTGTCGCCAGACTTAGCACTAAAAAATTTATTAACAAGAGGTCCAAGGTTAAGATAGATTGAGTCAGTGTCAGATGCAATGACATAATCCTCCTTTTGGGTTGACAAGAGTTTATTTAGATATTCATTCATCTTCATCTCAATCCAACGGATAGAGAGTTGACCAGAAAGAGTGATTGCTTCGGCAATTTCCAACTTGTAATATCGGAAGTGCTCATTGCCAATCGCCCCATAGGCACTGTTAAGTTGAATCTTTCTTGCCATCTGAATATTGTTACAACGAGAAATCTCCTTCTTCAATTCAATTGTGGGGGTTTGCTCATATTGCTGCTTGGCAGCAAGCATCTTCTTCTTATAAATTGTGCGGTCCTGATAGATTTTCTCCATCAGTTTTGGCAGGAATCCTTGCTCCTTTGTGGTGTAGTGCGTGCCATTAGCACACAGAGTCTCCCCTACGAGGTCGCTGGTGTCGTGTGCCTTGTCCAGCAGCATGTCCACGTTGACGCTGCTACGGCGGGGCAGGAGCGTCTCTGGGGACAGGTTGTATTGCATGATGAGGTGAGGGTATAGAGAGTTAAGGTCAAACGATACCACCCAGTCATACATACCAGGCGTAGGCTCCTTCACATAGGCACCAGCATACTGAGCATCTTTATGAGACTGATGCTTGGGGGGAATAGCAATCTTCTGCTTGTCAAGATAGATGAAGATAATGTTATCCCACATGCGGACCTGAGAATAAACATCCTCAAAGTTTACCTTGGCATCATATGCCATGGTGAATGCCAACTCCAGCAATTTCATCTTGTCGTCAAGACGGTCTACCAGACGCACGTCATGGATGTTGTATTCAACAAACTTGTGCCAGTCATTAGTATAGAATTCCTTAAAGGTATCAAACTCAGAGTGGTCAAGTTTCTTCTGCTCCAACTCCACAAAGGCAATGTGGTCAAGGCGATATGATTCCTGGTTTGTATAAGTAAACTTCTTATACAACTCAAGGTAATCTAAACAGGAGATGCCAGGGATGTCATAGGCAATCTGCTTGCGTCCCTTGATATAAATCTCACGGTCAGAAACCATCTTCCATGGTGACAGCATCTTGGTATGTTTGTCACCAAGTATACGAGTCACGCGGCGGCAGATATATGGGATATCGAATAGTTGGACATTCCAACCAGTAATTACATCTGGGAAGTTTTCTTGCCACCAGGCAAGGAAGCATGATAAGAGTTTCGTCTCATCATCGCAGTGAATGTAATCAACCTGGCGGTCTTCATTCTTGAAACTTTTACTTCCCCAGACAGTGATACGATTTGTAAAAGAATCGCGCAAAGAAATAAGCAGAATCTCCTGGTCAGCGGATTGGATATCAGGAAATCCATTCTCTGCTGCCGTTTCAATATCCAACGTGAAGACACGGATGAGAGAGCTATCGAATTTGATTTCATCACCTGGATACTTTTCGTTAATGTATTGATATAAGTATCTAGTATTTCCATGAATCTCAAACTCATCAATGTCAGCATACTGTTGCACAAACTGACGACAGTCAGCAATGCTGCCAGGCATCACACGACGCAAAGGGCGACCGTCGAGACTTTTGTAATCAGTTACATCTTTTTTTGAAGAAACAAAAAGGGAGGGCTTGAAGTCCTCCCTGTATTGCACGTCTGTGCCATTCTCATGGGCACGGACGAGAATCTTGTTTCCAACTTGCTCAACGTTCTTGTAAAACTTCATCAACCTCTTCGTCAATCACAGTGGGGACCATATCGATGTATGCTTTTACAACGTCTGGGTTTGGACTTACGATAGTCAGAATGTTGTCAGACGAGAAAAGCACCTCTTCCTGGTCAGTATAGCACGGCCAAGGTTTAAGCACAACCCCTGGGAAGATTTCGTAAGGATTAATTAATTTGCAATTTGGCATACCGTAGTCAGCAACAATCTCTTCGACTTGTGCGACTACATATGAATCATTCTTCAGTAGAAGCAGTTTCAGACTCTGCATCATCTCCCTCCTCATAATATAATTCTTGTGCGAATCTTTCCATATAAACATCAAGGATGCCTTGCTCTACATCACTTAAACAAGTGACAGCATCGTATGGGACATTGAAAGTATTATCTGGAGTGAAAGGATTCCACTTGCTAAAGTTTACAGAATACTCAGTCTCATCATCTGCCTTGGGATTGAGAGACAAGATATAAGGACATTTGATAACAAGACAAATACCTTTACCTGTATTCTTGTCAGTCATTTCAGATGCGCCAGCGATAACACGCTCACCTGATTTGAATACTAAAATCTTGGGGACCATAATAACCTCTGAAAGATAATTTATTATATCACGAAACAAAAAGGGGGGCAAGGGTTGATTCTGACCAACCCCGCCCCAATGCGACGACGATATTCAATTGTTATTTATAGTGTTTTCCCCAGGAAAGTTTGAATTCCTATCTTCTGTTAAAAACTGTGGGTCTGAAGTTTTCGCTTCACCGATAGTATAGGTGACTCTCTTCTGATGCTCTGGGATAATTTTCTCTAGTGAGATTGATAGAAGTCCGTCACTATACTGGACATCTGTTACTCTTACATCATCTGCTAGTTGCCAGGAATTGTTAAAAGCTCGTTTCGACAATCCTTTGTGGACATAGCTGATGTTAGTATTTGCTTTCTCATGTCTGCTGGCAACTCTGAGAATGTTAGATTCTGTAGTGACCTCAATCTCTTCTGCTTTAAATCCTGCAAGAGCGATTTCAACTTCGTAGTTACTGTTATCATGCTTGATGATATTATAGGGCGGGTAGTTTGTATTGTGTCCAGTCATCGAATCTAGTCGATGGAATACTGTATCCAAACCAACTCCAAAGGGAGCATAAATGTCCCAAGCGTATTTTTGCATTTTCTTTCTCCTTAAAAAAGCGAGTTATAGAAAGGACCCCGAAGGCATCCATGCAAATATTTATTCGTAGGCATAAAAAAGGGGGGTGTAGTTACCCCCACTAAGTCATTCGGTTGCCTCTACTTTCTTGCGACCAATGTTGTATTTACTTTCAAGAGTCCACTCATCCTTCTCTTTAAAAGCAAGGACTTTAATCTGGTTGAGGGGAGCAACGTCTGCAATTGATTCTGGTTTGGATACCGTAATCAATCCCCAATCAGAGAGTAGCTGGACAATTCTGTTTCTACGTTGAATATCATTCAACGATAGATTTGTCTTCTTTCCATCCAAAGCAAACAACTCTTTGAAATGGACAATATAATATTTGCCTTGTTTATGCAGAATATGGCAGGATTGATAGATAATCTTTTCCTTTCTAGATGCCACACCGATGCGAGTAAGAGTCTCTCTAACCTTCAGAAAATCATCAGGCTCATTGAGAGTCACTTCAATCATATCAGTTTGATTCCACTTAACTTCTACGTCAGTTGTCATCGTCTACCACCTTTATTTACTAAGCGTTTAATCTCTTCAAGTTGCTCATTGTTTAAAATCCTCAACGCTTGCAAAGCCTTATCGGTGCTATACCCATAATATTCTTTGACTGCATCAAGACAATCAATTGAAGACTTCTTCTCCCAAGGAGAGAATCTCTTCCTTGGCGTGATACTATTTATAAAAAAGTCATATTGCATCTTCTTATCTAGATGCGAGTGCATATTCATCTCATTTGCATACAACACCGTGTCCAGAAAACCAGACAGGCATTTGTTTACAATAAAAGGTGGGTATGACTTGGCATCCTCTTCTTCATACAGATGCTTCTTCGACTGATTGATTGTGTAGAGAATCTGTGAGAGAGTTGGTGCGGTCATAATTAAACAATACTAATTCTTTTCTTTCATGTTGGTCTTTCATGTAGTCACCTACAGACCTCATTGTGTAGGTGTGTTGGAATTCTCCGACTTTCCACCCATCAAACCTCTCACGAATAAGTTGAGACGAGTTATAAGATACAAGTTGAGGACCGACGAAACAATCACAATCAACAGCAAAGGTATCATGGTCGAAGGACTTGTGCATATCGCCCCGCCGTCCATAGAGGTTATCTCTAATATCATATGGGGGGTCGAGATAAGTGAAGACTCGCCTATCGTCGGTGAGGAGCTCTTGGTAGCTAGCATTTGTAATTCTCCAATCTTTAATTAATTCTGAGTATTCTGGTAGTTTTTCAATTCCTCGCATTGAGAAGTTAGAGTCTGATGCCTGCCTGCTAAAGGATGAGGACTCAGTGAGACCAGAAAAAGAGCACTTGTTAACAACGTAGAAAGCACAAGCACGAAGTAAATTGGAAACGGAATCTTCATTGACAATCTCCTTTGACTCTAGAAAAAGATTTTTGGCAGTGTCAGGAGTTGGGTTATCAATCTTATATTGCTTCAGTTGCTCAGCAAGTGCCTGACCATTGTGCTGCAACTCTTTCCAGAAGTTATAGAGAGGTCCATACAAATCATTCACCCAGATGTCTAAATGAGGATACTGCTTGGTCATGTATAGTGCGACACTACCACCACCAAGGAATGGCTCCCGAAACTCTTTGTATTGTTTCATGTCTGGCATATACTCTGCCAGTTTTACACAGGCACGAGACTTTCCACCTGGGTAACGTAAAGGGGTCTTCAAAGATTTCATATCAATAATCAAAAAATTCATGTAAAGATTGCTGCTTTGGTTTCAAAAAGAAATCAGGATACGTTTGAAAAATAATAGGATCGTATCTACTATACATCAAAAGTTTTCTATAATCAATCTCTGCTTTTTTTCGTATCCAATTATTCCTATCCAAACACACATTTTTCCCCATGATGAAGGTCCCATCTTTGCGTAAAGGAATTACATTAGAAGGCGTTTCCCAAATTAGTTGGCGATATGGTGTCAGAAGAACATGATAAAAATAATCATAATCTTCTGGACCCCTCTGTTTCCTTTGTTTAGATTTACCACTATTCTGGAAATTGAAATTATATCGAGAGCGATAAACTTCTACACCTTTCTTTTCTCTCATTCCCCAGTCAAGTTTATATTGGTAAACCACTTTCTTTACTTGACCCCTCTTCCAACCTTCCCCTGGTTTCTCGATGAGAAGGTCCACGCCATCATCAACATGAGGTTCTGCAATGTTAATTCTTTGTGTGAGAAAATATGATTTGACAATATTCTCACACGCAGTCCCATTAAATGATGTGTCTCCTGCATCAGCATTTTTAGTTTCTTCCTCCAGCAAAGGAGGCATACATGGAACTACTCTTTGTGCATTTGGTGATCTAGACATTATTATATTATTTAAATTTACATTCTACCATCAATTCGGTAAGACATGCAAGCAGATTGATTTCCTGGTCAGCAACAAAAGCAACTTGATACTGATACTTAGCAAGGACCAGGACAGCAGGAGGAATGGTAGACCCCTCAATATAGTTGACCAGATTATCATACACTTTACGCATGATGATATTAGGGTCACTATCCATATTGTTTACCACCCACTTACGCACGGTAGTAAACTCTTTATTCTTCATTGCACGAATCAATTCTTCAATGTTGACATCAGCAATATCACACAGCACAGCAGCATCCAGAGACCCGCCTGCAGAGTGACGCTGTGCCTCATTTAGGAGACGACGCCAATCAGGATAGTAACGCTGGATGAGTTTGACCACGACCTTATCCTCATAGGTCACGCCAGAGGCGTCTAGGATGCCCTTCAAGCGGTCGAAGAATTGCGCTTGGAGTTTCTGCTGCTCTGCCTGTTTAATTCGGAAGTCAACCACTGTGCAGCGAGAGTGCAGTGGCTCAATAATCTTATTGATAAAATTACAGGTAAAAATAAATCGGCAGTTAGTGTGATACTCCTCCACAAAAGTACGAAGCGACAGTTGCACGTCATGCGTGGTATTGTCTGCCTCGTCAATAATCACCACCTTGTGAGCACCGCCACCAACCAAAGATTTGGTAGTAGCAAAGTTACGGACTTTCGTGCGAATGGTATCAAGGAAACGACCTTCGTCACTACCATTGATAACAATATAACTTAGACCTAACTCTTCACACAGTGCTTTAGCAACGGTAGTCTTACCGACACCAGGAGGACCAGAGAGCATGAGATTAGCAATCTCACCCTGCTCTACAAATCCAGTAAACACTTTCTTCATCGAAGTTGGGAGAATACAATCCTCAATCGTATGAGGACGATACTTCTCCACCCACAAAAAATCATTCATCATCTAAAGGTCTAATAAATTGGTTAGCAACCATGTCACTTGCCTGCATCATATCATACATATATCGCACCGCAGATTCGGGGATTGTATGGTCTCCACAGGTAAAGACATCACAAACTGCCATGCACTTGTCTGGCCAAGTGTGAATGCTGATATGACTCTCAGCGAGGAGAGCAATAGCAGTCACACCAAAGGGCTCAAACTTATGCGATGTTACATCCAACAGAGTACTCTGTGCAAGAGTTGCTGCATTCACAAGCATGTTTCTAATGAAACCTTCATCATCACACAGTGTAAATGGGCAACCCTTCAAAGTAAATAGGATGTGTTTCAAGGCTCTAATGCGATGTAATAGGTGAGGTCAAGGTCAGTATGCTTCCACTCAGTAATGAGATGTTTAGAAGCACCAACATTATAATCTCCTTGCATCAATCGCAGATTCTCAACCTTGAGGTGGAGATTATGATTACCTTCAAACTCACCTTTGACTGTTACATCATAGACGTGTGAAGTGTCATTCTCACGGTCACAGACAGAAAGAAGAATCTCATCGTCGGTATCGATTACAAAGTCGGGAAGTTTGTAAACGTTGGATGCTTTGTTGAGTGACGACAGGTCACTAGCATAAAGTGAGAAGGTAACATCAGACCCAGGATAGTTTACCTTCTTGTCTGGTGCTGTCTTGAGAGTAATCTCAGGGTCACTGAAATAGTATTTCACACGAGAGCGACCAGACTTGATAATCAGATAATCATCATTGTCAAATACCAGACTTGGATTTTCAAACAGGGAGAGACCTGCAAGGAATTGAGTCAAGTCGTAGATAGCAAACGTTTGTGGAAACGTTTCTTCCACCTTAGCAGTAGCGAGAATGTTTTCTTCATTACTGATGGTGCGAAGGACGTTGCCCTCTTTAATGACAATCGATGTATTGATTGTAGAGAAATTTTTGAGGATTTCGATTGTGGTCTTTGAAAGGGCAATAGTACTCATTGGTTGTAATCTTCACGTTGTGCATTTTTGTCATTGAAGTGCAGTAGCAGGACTGCATAGTGGAGAATCTTGATAAGGTCTCGGCGGGCAGTGCCCTTCTTATCATACCGAGAAGCATACTTCAAGATGTTGCTTCTACAAAATGCTTCACCGTCACCACATGCTTCAATAAGGTCAAGGGTTTGGATTTTGTCAGTGCCAGCAGAATAGTGCTGGTGGTAAGTGGAAGAAATATATTCCTTCAACTCATTGAGGATTGCTTCCTCATTATACTTCCATTGGTGTGGATTCATAATTTATAACGTGGTCAATATGGTCAATATAACATGTGCCAGGCTCATAGTCAAGAGCCTGCTCATCTACATATTGATGTCCCAGATAACAAGGTTCTGGTTGTCCGTAAATAAGTTGATGCACTTTGCACTTAGTTAAAAAAAGACCCCCATCTTTTTTACGGATGAGGGTGTGGCGAGGAAGGTCATCAAACATCAGCATCTTCGACAGTTGCATCAATTTTAGCATACAATTCCATGAATGATGACTTTGTTTCATCATCGAAACGATTGACACAAACTTCAATTGCTTTGCTGCGCTTCTTGAAGATAGAGAATGCACGGATGATATGCACCAGGCGACGGGTAGAGATGATTTCATCCACGCCACCATCGTAGAAGGTCTTGCGAATAATCTCACCCCAGGCAACCAGACGCTCAACAAAGTCAGCATCGTAACAGTCAAGTTGCTCAGCAACCTTACGCAGGATGTCAGACTCTACCTTTGCAGAAGGATATGACTGCTCAAAGGTGATCGGGAATCGCTCAAGGAATGCCTCATTAAGAATATTGGTGCCAATAAAGCGACCGTCATCGCTGCCTTTACCCTTAGTATTTGCAGTTGCAATAACATTGAATCCGACAGCAGGTTTGACATATTTACCAATCTTCTTAAGGAAGACACCGTTACCTTCTAGGATGGACTGAAGGCAAAGAATTTTATTAGATGCAAGGTCCACTTCATCCAGAAGCAGGACTGCGCCGCGCTCCAACGCTTCAATAACTGGACCGTTGTGCCATACTGTTTCGCCATTAACAAGGCGGAACCCACCAATAAGGTCGTCTTCATCGGTTTCAATGGTAATGTTTACACGGATGATTTCGCGTCCGAGTTGGGCACAAGCTTGCTCAACACAGAATGTTTTGCCGTTGCCAGAGAGACCTGTAATGAAGACAGGATAGAATAGGCGGGATGAAATAATTTTTTTAACATCACTGAAACTGCCAAAGCTGACGAAGGTATCATCTTTCTCGGGGATAAGGTTTTCTTTCACAGGAGATTGAATAGACTGCTCAAGTTGCTCAGCGATAGTAAGATTCCACTCACCGCGACCAGTCTTGAATTGCTCAATTTTTTTGGTTACGGTTTGATAGGTGACATCTTGACCGACACACCAGTCACGAATGTTAGATGCATTGATGTTGTCACCATAAAGGTCAGCAAGAGATGCGCGGATGAATTCAGCAGAGAGTGCCATTGAGTGCCTTTCGTTGATGTAGTTATTATAGAGCAAGTTGGACAGTATTTAGGTCAGATGAGGACAGTGCCTCAACTGACCATGGTTGCAAAGGAAGAGAGCATCTTCTTGTTGACTCCCTTTTTGACGAGGGATTTCCTGAATGCATTCTTGATTTGAGTCTTAGTAGCATCGTCTGGGACATCGATACCAGTGTCATCATCATGCAGGTCATTGGCAGACATGAAATACATCATCTGATAACCATTGAATTCTGGCACTGCAGCAGTCTTCTCTTTCTTCCACTGCTTCTGGACTTTCTCATAAGCAGTGTCACACCTACCAGTTGCCATAGCAGTGCTGAGAGCACGACCACTAAGAAGACGGATACCAATCAGATTGATGTCAGGGAATCGGTGACGGACAGCATTAAGGAAGGTGCTAGTGGTCAAGTCACCACTACTGTAGTAACCACCATCAAAGGCAGGATAGACACGTCCAGTCTGGCGGTCACGCAGGACACAATCACGCTCAATGTGACGACGACCAAACTTTTCTTCGCCACCGTAGTGCAACTTACGATTGTAAGAAATTGACTGTGCCTCACCATCAGACAGAATCACAACGTTAGTCTTCTGGACTTTGTTGCGCTTGAGGAAGTCGGGGATGATAGCAGTCAGAGAAATTGCTGCCTCATTGAGAGGGGTGCCAGAGAGACCATAACCAGCAGGATTCCTGTAACCACAATACATGACTTCACCACCGACAATACGCCAGAAGTTTCGCAGTTGCTTCTCCAGATTCTTGCCACTCTTCCCATCAAAGGAAACCATATTCAGCATACGGAAGTTTGGTTGAATCTCGATGTATCCCTCAATTGTTTTGTGGTGAGGATGAGAAGTTTCATAGAGCTCATCATGATAGTTGAAGTTACGGTCAACCCAGTAGTTGTTAGTGAATGCATAGACATCAAAAGGAATCTGACACTTCTTACAAAACCATGCAATGTTGAAGAGTTGCTTGACAGTATTCCGAAGAATACCACCCATAGACCCAGACCAATCAAGGACGAAAATCAGTCCATGATTCTTACCGTCAGGGACAACATTAATCTTCTTGAAGAGGTCCTCATTCCATTTGAAAGTATGGAGTTTAGATGTGTCAAGCACACCAGTCTTTGCAGTGCTAGCGCGAGCATACTGGTCTGCAGACTTCTTCATCTCAAACTCTTTGACCAGATAGTTGACTTCTTTCTGTGCTTCCTTACGATACGTCAGATAATCATTGTCAGCATAGTTAAAACTATCAGCAGATTGCTCAGCGTAGCATTCCTCACAATCTTTCATGACAGTCTTGTTAGAGACCACAAAGGTCTCAATGTCAAGAGGTGGCATCTCAACATAGTGAGTTTCACCATATTCTTTGGAAGTCAAGTCTTTGGCAGACTCAGTAAATGCAGCATCAGTCTCAGACTTTAATTCACCACCGAGGTCTCCTGCTCCAGTAGTAGGAGTGCCCTCATTGCTAGTCTCCTCAGCATTAGCATCCTCACGACGCTCTGCTTCCTCAAGCATTTCTTCGTGAGTCATGGAGTCACCATCCTGTGCCATGGGTGAAGGATTGCCCATCTCCTCAGCGTTAGGAATGTCAGCAACCTTCTCCATCTCCTTTTCTTTGGTGTATGCAAGGATGCGACGAGTTGCTTCTACAACATCTTCAAAGGTCTCAGCAGCAGCAACCAAGTCAACCAACTCCATCTCTTCTGCAGAGAATGGCATAGGAGAATAAGCACCAATCTTGAAGTGGAGATTGATACGGTCAATCAGAGTATAGGATTCAAGGTCACGGTCACCGATACAAAAGAAGTCCTGCTCATCCAACTCTTTGTATCCAACATAGAAGTTACGAGACAAACCAGGAAACTTACGCTTCATCAGTTTCTCGATACGAGCATCCTCAACCACGTTGATGTAAGTTTGAGGGACACCATAGTCATGCCCAAACTTCTGTGGGGTGTAGAGAGCATGACCGACCTCATGACCCACCAGCATGTCATACACATCGCTGCTGGCACGCTTCCACATGGGCAGGGTTAGCACACGGTCAACAACGTTAAACATGGCAGTCTCTACGTTGCGGTGCTCTACAACCAGATTCTCGGTGGCTAGCAGTCGGGCGAGGTTGCCCTTGACTTCCATGTTAAGCATTAGTCTCTTGCGTTGATGGACTTATAATACAATAGGGGTCACCCGTAGGCAACCCCTGATAAGTCATGCTGTTGTCTCTTCCGTGACGTATGAGAAATTCTTATGCTTCTCGAATCGCAGACATCGGTCAAACTTATCTGCCATGTTGTCGCGGTGTGAGATGACGAATACGTTTGTCTTGTCATCAAACGTTTTTAGAATCCAACCAAGGTCACTATTGCCAGATTGGTCTAGAGACCCGTCAAAGATTTCATCTAGAATAAGGAGGTTAGTATCCACGCTATTCTTAAGTTTAGCAATGCTGCGCCAAGTAAGCAACAGAGCAATATCAATACGAGCTTTCTCTCCCTCGCTAAAACTTTCATAACTAAATTCATCACGGTATCTAGATTTGATTACTTCAGAAAAACTTTCGTCAAGCATAAAACTTGCTGAGAATTCCATCTTGTCCAGATACTCGTTGATGAGTTTATTCATCGTCGGGAGGTATTTTTTGATGATGCGCGTTTTGATGCCTGAGTCTTTGAGAAGTTGCGTTGCTGTGGTGAGACAATCTTTTTCCTCTTTGGTTTCTGAGATGACTTTTTGTATTTCTTTGCTTTGATTGTCGAGCGATTTAAGAATTGAAAACTGCTCCCGTTGATTGACATCCGTATCCCTAAGTTTTCTGATGTCTCGGTCCAAGTCCTCAATTCGCCTATGAAGTGAGTTAATGTCATTCTTTAATTGTCTATTCTTTAAATTGAGTTGATTGATTTCATCAATTAAAAGAATAAAGGTATTCTCTTGACTTTGGAGATCGGAAAGTTGTTGTCCCAAATCAGACATTGCTTTCTCCACCTCAGTAAGTTTATCCGAGAGAAGCGTGACCTTTTCGTGTTTAAAATGCTCTTCGATACCTTGACCGCATGTCGGACAAGAATCATTTTCCTCAAAGAATGATTTCTCTTTTGCGTATGAGTTTTGTTTAGTTGAGATTTTATTCTTGAGCGTTTCGACCTTAGCAATCGTTGCTTTAATTTTCTGCGTGTCTGAAACGGCAGAGGTCTTAGTGTCGATTTCCTTGTCGTTATTGAGTATTTCAGTTTCATAACCTAACGCCTCTGTCAGGAATTGCTCTTTACGAGATTCTTTTTCCTGAATATCTTCTTTATTCTTCTTTTCAATGTCGAGCATAAACTGCTTCTGCATGTCAATTTTTTCTTTGACAAGTGAGAGTTTATATTCGTGGTCTTTTAATTCATCGTTAATATTTCTAATCTTATCTTTCAGATTTACATTCATCGATGAGAAAATCTGAATATCCAGAATGTCTTCAATGATATCTCTTCGTGCTGCCAGCGGCAGTCTCATGAAAGGCACGAAGGTAGAGGACCCCAATACAACAATCTGGGTGAAAGATTTGTAATTCATTTTGAGAATGGTTTGCTCAAAATTCTTCTGTTGGTCATTAACAGATGCATCTTGATTTAATACAGCGCCATTCTGCTTTACTTCAAATATCGCAGGTTTAATACCCCGCGTTACTTCGTATTTATTCCTGCCGATATTAAAGTTAAGATTAACAACACAATCTCCTTGATTGATGGAGTTAAGGAGCTGTGGTTTATTAATCTTACGAAAAGGTTTTCCAAACAACGCGAAGGTAAGTGCGTCTAGGATTGTGGATTTACCTGCACCATTAGCACCAACAATGATAGTGCTCCTGTCTTGTGCCAGGTTAACTTCAGTAAACTGATTGCCTGTGCTAAGAAAGTTTTTCCACTTCAGGTTTTCAAAAATAATCATAAATCGTCGGGTGGCACTATCACGTCGTCTGGTGTTACCACTGTGTAGTGGTATCCTTTATCTTCGCATACTTTTGAAGCAATGTCAATATCCACCTCAACAACTGTCATCTCTGGCAGGTCTTGGTGGTCATCGTGTTGCTCTAGTTGCATGAGGTATCTGTCGGCATCATCTTCCTCCTCAAAGAAAAAGATGACATGCTCACCCTCTTCTGATATTAGAGAATAGACTCCATCAGGTTGGTCCTTGAGGGTGATGAGAAACATTATACTACCTCACAACTCTCAATATATAGGGACCGCATGAGAGATTTTAGTTTGTCTTTGTTGACTGCTAGGTCAACTTCATCGATATATTCATTGAGCAAAGTCAATGTATCTTTGACTTCTACATTATCATCGTCTTCCAAGAATGTGTCATTGACAAAAGTCTCAATGATTTTGACATCATGTGGTTTCTTGCAATAGACATTCTCCACAAACTTCTCAAACTCTTGGTAGTCTTTTTTATCTTCAACTACAATCTTGACGAATGAATGTTTACACTTGTCAAGGTCAAACTCTAAATGTGACTTTGTAGTTTCGTTATAGAAAACTTTTTGAAAAATCTCGTAAGGATTCTTGACTCTAGTAAGTTTAGTAGTGTCGGGGTCCCATAGATGGAATCCTCTTTCATCTTTATAGTCATTCCAAAACATCTGATAAGGATTACCGAGATATTGGATGTTACCTTTCTTAGACTTATGGTGGAAATGACCAGAGAATACTTGCTCGAATTTAGAGAAAATCTTGGGGTCCATCCCATGCTCCATTCTCATGCCAGGAGTCACTTCAAAACCATTCAACTCAAGGTGACCCATGCAGATTTCAGCATCAGTCTCTTCAATTAGTTTGAGTGTCTTCTCTCTGTTTTCAGAATTAATCCAAGGCAGCATAAGAATCTTTCTCCCCTCAACTGTAACCTCACGAGCAGTGGAGATAACATTGATGTTGTGGAAATTATCAAGCAGCAGGTCAGGTGAGTTTACTTCATTAGTATTCTTATAATACACACAATGATTGCCAAGAATCATGTGGACAGTAATACCCATGTCTTCAAGACGTTGGAAATAATACTGTCGCACACGACTCCATACATTGAAGTCAATACCTTTACGGTTATCGAATGTATCACCTAAATCGATGATGCTCTTGATACCTTTCTTTTCCAGTGTAGGGAAGAAAACATCATCATAGAATTTTTTAAAGTATTCCCAAAAAGCAACACTACCTTTTCTTCCATCTAAGTGCTGGTCAGTGATAAGAGCAATCATCGTTTGTATCTAATCTCAAGGGACTCTTTGATGCTATTCAAGTCAGAGGAGCTACTACTATAACCTGCCATGTCGCCAGTGTGGCTGTCTGTATGTAAAACTTCATCAAAACCAGACTTCTCTAGAATCTTTGCTTTGATTTCTAACTGTTTCTTTTCTTTAGAGATACGGCGAAGAAAGGCAAAGTAGATAATCTGAGTGAAGTATGCAAAAGGATTAGTAGACTTCTCTGGATTAAAATTGTGAATATATTGTAAGCAGTTTTCAATACCATCGCAAATCATGTCTTCTCTAAACATGTAGTTTACGAAGTTTGGTTTGTATGACAAGTGTGTCGCAATCTTAAGAAAGCACTCTCCAATATAAGGAGGGACGCGAGGTTTCGGTTGACCGTTTGCTTCTGCTTCAGCAACCTCTTTACGATAAACCATCAGAGCATCTAGGAAGTCTCTGTTGTTTACATAGTTTTCTGTCTTTCTTCTTGCCATGGTCTTACTTATCCTTGTTTGTATTGTAACACCTTATGCCATAAAATGCAAGGGACTTGACAAGACCTTCAAATCTCTGTATAATTAGCGATGTAGCGTTTCAAAGATTATTAGCTTCTTTTATAGAGATCTTCTAAAGACTTACGGGCTTCTTTAACTGAAGACATATATCCTCTTTGATGTTTGATATCTACTTTTGTAGATTCTTCAATCTCACCATTTTCTTTTTGTAGATACCTTTGATAAAATTTTTGAATCTTAGTATCTAATTCTGTGATGGTGAGGATGTGGTCTTTTTTAATAATAAACATCTCATCATAAGTTGCTGCCATCCATGATTCAAAGGTAAATCCTTTCATGTGTGACCTACCCTTTTTCATTTCAATAACATTCACTACGCGAGGATTCTCAATAATAAGAACATCTTCATCGTTATCGTAAGAAACCTTAGCAACGATTTCCTCGCCTGACATTAATTTTATTGATGCATAGAATTCTTCTTCCATGTTGTTATACTTTAATTTTTATAATTTCATAATTAAAGTTTTCTTCTTGGTAGATATTGATTCTTTCTTCTAGATGCTTTAACGTATAATTTTTGTTTGGTTTCTCAGAAATGTCGTCAGCAATATCATATAGTGTTGCTAAATCTTTTCCTTCACCTTTGCGTAGCACCCTTCCAATTGATTGAAGATTTCTTACCCTAGACTTGGAAGGTGATGCGAATACGACGTTATGCAAATTTCTAATATTGATACCTGTGCTGAATGTGCCGTATGAGGCGATGATAACAGCATCCTTTTCACGCTCAGTAATGCTTCTGATTTCTTCACGCTCTTCAGTATCTACTCCACCATAAACAAAGAAAACCTTTCGGGTTTCACCTATGCTATTATTTATGCTCTCGTATAAAGGCATACCATGTCTTTCGACATAGTTAAACAATACAAGAGTGTTACCACTTAAGTCTCTGACTAGATTTTTAATTAGATTATTTCTTTTCTTATGCTCCACAAGATAATCAATCTCATCTTGGTAAGTGAAAAATGTCTGCGGCTCATGTTGCAATAGCAGAATCTTAATCCTGAAATCTGCTAGGTGACCTTCTTTGATAAGTTTGTCAGTCTTTGTTACTTGAGCACATGGACCAAACAATCCTTCTAGCACCCACTTGTGTGTAGCAGACCCATCAAGTGTGCCAGTGAAACCAAAACGATACTTTGCCTGATGCAACTTAGTCATGATGCCAGTCAAAGATTTGGACTTAAACTGATGTGCCTCGTCACCGATTACACATTCAAAGTCATCAAAGTATCTCTTAGGAAACTTGTAGATAGATTGCCATGTTGAGATGACTACTTCCTTGTCAGTATTCTTATCTTTGCCACCATATACTTTATGACAATACTCATCTACATCCCAACCGTAGTCAGCAAAGTCAGAATACATCTGCTCTACCAATGATGTAGTAGGCACAATGATAAGGATACGTTTCTGTTGGGCAACGTAATAACGCACCAAAGAGTAAATCATTAGAGACTTACCAGATGCTGTAGGAGACAGCAGAAGTTTGCGGTGATTCTTCAGTGCCTCATATACTGCCTTATATTGGTAGTCTCTTGGTTTGTGCTTAACACAAATCTTATTCATGAAATACTTAACACCCTCAAGAGAAACGAGTGGGTCTTTGTCATCTACATGACCGTAAAACTTATTGTCTTCAAAAGACAAGTCATAGTTTTTAATCGATGCCCATTCTCTGAGGTGCTCTGCTAGTCCACAATACAATTCACCAGTGCCAGGGGAATACAAACGAATCTTGCCATCCCACATTTTGTTGCGGTAGAGTGGCATGAATTTTGCATTAGGCACATCAAAGGTGAAGTAGTCAGACAACTCCATGTGGATAGCAGGCTCCGCATTGATGGTCATAAAGACCTCATTCTTCTTCTTGATTGAAATACTCATCTCAGTTTCCGTTAATAAACTTCTCCCACTCAATAGCGTTCTTAATTTGGAAACTTCTATTCGATACCATCTTCAAGACATTATCAAGATAGAAAAGCGCCTTGTTAATAAACTCTATCTTCATTTCAATGTTAATTAAATCCTCATCCGCTTCTAGATAGACTTTCATCTTCTCGGATGTTTTGATTGTTTGTCCAAAGGGTTTTTCCTTATAGACTTCAGGGTCTGCTTCTCCTTGGTAATACTCTCGTTTGTCTCTGACCTTAATTCTGTATTGAAACTCCAACGCTGTTTTTTCTGAAGAGAAATCGTTGTAGTAGTTTAAATATTTATTGTGTTGATATGGGATGCCAAGTGATAACTGTGCGAGGTCTTCCGTGTATTGCTTGCTTTTAAACTGGAAGTCAACCTGTGAGTCTTCTTGCCATTCTGCTTTTACATTATCAAAGAGGGTTTTCAATTCAGCAAATTTCATAGTTTAGCATTCAGTTTGTTTCGTAATTCAAATGACGTGTATTTAAATACTGCTTGTGCAGTAAAGTATTCTTGGTCTTGGTCCCCAACATCAAACTGCACGTCAGACAGTGATACTGGGAATACATTTTCAAAAGCACAATATGCAGCAAGGTTGTAGTTACTTGTAGTAATCTCTAATCTAGCATCTGAGTATTGTGCTTCCTGGTCAGAGTGCTGCTCATAGAGACCATTCTTTTTAATCCAGTTGTAGATAGAAACATAATTTGCTAAGTCTTCATCGATAATAAATGTGACGTTTAAGTCACCTGTCTCAATACCACCAGCTGCAGCGATAGGGAAAGACCTGAATCTAGTTGGGACTTCAGTGAATGGTAGAG